GTGTCACGCGTGCGGCCGCGATTTTGGAGCAGGGGGAGTCCGATGCCCAAGGCTAAGCCCGCCGCGCCCGCCGCCTGGCGCAGCCGCATCGTCGGCGATGGGGAAGAGGCGCCCGATCAACTCCTAGCCAACCCCTTCAATTTTCGGATTCATCCAAAAGCCCAACAGGACGCCCTAACTGGAGCCCTCAACGAGATCGGCTGGATTCAGCGGGTGATCGTCAACCAGCGGACGGGGCACGTGATTGACGGGCACGCGCGGATCGCGCTGGCGATCAGCCGCGAGGAGCCGACGGTGCCGGTGGTCTACGTCGACCTGGACGAGAACGAGGAGCGGATCGCGCTGGCGTCGCTCGACCCGCTGGCGGCGATGGCCGTGCAAGACCCGGAGAAGTGGAACGAACTACTGGCCGAGATCAGCGTGTCGGACGCCGATCTGCGGGCGATGCTACAGCCGGTCGGCGTGAAGGACGGCCTCACCGACCCCGACGACGTGCCTGCCGTGGTGGAGCCGACCAGCAAGACGGGCGACCTGTGGCTGCTGGGCGAGCACCGGCTGCTCTGCGGGGACTCGACGAAGGGTGAGGATGTCGGGCGGCTGATGGACGGGGCAACGATCGAACTTGTCTGGACTGATCCGCCATATGGCGTGTCTGTGGGCGACAAGAACAAGTTTCTCAACTCGATTGCTCGGTGCAATCGAGTTGAGAAGAACCTCACGGGCGACACCCTCGGGGAACCCGCGCTGATGGCGATGCTCTGTGCATCGTTCGATCTGGCGCTCGCCTCATGCACCGCCGGGGCCGCGTGGTATGTAGCGGCACCGGCGGGGCCGCTACATGTCCTCTTCGGGCTCGCGCTCAAGGAGCGCGGCATCTGGCACCAGACGATCCAGTGGGTGAAGAACAACGCGACGTTCTCGCCGATGGGTGTCGATTACCACTGGCAGGCCGAGCCGATCTTCTACGGGTGGGTTCCGAACGCCGCACATCGCTATCGCGGCGGGCGCCAGCAGACGACGGTCTGGAACATCGACCGCCCCTCGAAGTCGCCGGAGCACCCCACGATGAAGCCGGTCGAACTTGTGGAGCGCGCCGTCACCAATTCATCTGACGTGGGGCACGTCGTCTACGACCCCTTCCTCGGCTCCGGCACGACGCTGATCGCCTGCGAGCGCCTGGGGCGCCGCTGCTACGCGATGGAGATCGAGCCCAAGTACGTTGACGTTGCCGTGCGGCGATGGGAGCAGTTCACTGGAAGAGAGGCACACCGTGAAGGGCCGGAAGCCGGCGCCGACGAATCTGCGCGTGCTGCGCGGCAACCCGTCGAAACGCGCCCTGCCAACGCACGAGGCAAAGCCGGCGGTCAAGCTGCCGCCCGCGCCCAAGCACCTCAGCGTCGAGGCGCGGCGCGAGTGGCGGCGGACGGGTAAGGAGCTGCTGCGCCTCGGGCTGGTGACGACGCTCGACCGGGGCATGTTCGCGGGATACTGCCAGGCGTGGGGGCGGCTGGTGGAGGCGGAGGAGCAGTTGCGGAAGTTTGGCACCGTGATCAAGGCGCCCAGCGGCTTCCTCGTGCAGTCGCCATATCTGGCGATCGCCAACCGGGCGCTGGAGCACATGACGAAGATCGCGGTGGAGTTCGGCATGTCGCCTTCGAGCCGCAGCCGGGTGCATGCGGCCGCGCCGGCGGAAGAGCTGGACCCGTTCGAGCAGTGGAAGCGCAGCGGGGGGCAAGCGTGAAGCGATACACGTACTACTACCGGGATGCCAACGGGCAGGCGTCGGAGCTGTACTGGGTGCTCATGGCGGAGCAGCCGACGCAGATGATGCTGGACAACCTGCACGACAGTCTCGTCGCGCAGCACGGGCCGGGCGTGCCGCGCCCGCAGTGGTTCAGCGTCACGGAGCTGCACGACATGCCGCCGCGGATCGAGATCGCGCGCGCCGGCGCCCACATCGACGGGCTGGTGAACTGACCGATGGTGACGGCGGCGCCGATTGTGAAATTGCCACCTGACGAGCCGCGCGGGCATGAGCCTTTAATCGGGGCGCGGGTGAGTCTCTATAATTGGCGGATGCGGAAGCGGCGCGAGGCGTGCGGGTACACACAGCGCCAACTTGCAGATTCCATTGGGATGAGCTTCAGCCAATTGCGTGATATCGAAACATTCCGCCGTCGGCCTTCTGTCGAGGCGATGGAACAGATCGCGACTGCGCTCTTTGACGAGGCATCGCGACTCTTCCCGGTCGAGCTTCGTGAGCTGCGTCGCGGCGGGACATTCGCGCCCGACATGATGCTTTCCGATGGCGTGATTGTGCCCTATGAAACAGAAGCCAACCGGCAGCTCCTGCGCGAGCGCGTCCGTAACGCCCTGGACGTACTGACACCACGCGAGCGCACCGTCATCGAGCTGCGGTTCGGCATCAAGGACGGACGTCCGCGCACGCTCGACATCATCGGCAACGAGCTCGGTGTCACGCGCGAGCGGGCGCACCAGATCGCGGAGCAGGCGCTCAAGAAGCTGCGGCGTGCCGAATCGATGCGATGCCTTATGTTCGTGGATGATGTGGAGGAAGAGAAAGATCGGGCGAGGCGCAAGGCGCAATATGACCAGTCGGCTGAAGCATGGGCACAGCGGAGCCTCGCAGTGGAGGAACAAAAGAGGATCGACCTATATTACGAGCGGAAGAGGGCCGAGCGCGATGCCCACTCTAACTAGAACGATGAGCCCGGTGACGGCCTACGCGGAGCGCGTGCTGGCGGGTGAGATCGTCACCGGCCGGCTGGTACGGCTGGCGGTCCAGCGGCACATGCGCGACGTCGAGACGGGTGCCGACCGCGGCCTGCGCTTTGATGACAGGGCAGCGGCCAAAGCGATCAGTTTCTTCGGCTTCGTCCAGCACTCGAAGGGCGAGTGGGCGAACACGCCGGTGCGCTTGGAGCCGTGGGAAGAGTTCATCATCGGGTCGCTCTTCGGCTGGATGCGCGCCGACGGTACGCGCCGCTATCGCATCTCATACACCGAGCTGGGGCGCAAGAACGGCAAGAGCTTTTTAGCGTCTGGCGTCGGCCTACAGCTCGCCTTCTTCGACGGCGAGCCCGGTGCCGAGGTGTACGCGGCGGCCGTGAAGCGCGACCAGGCGAAGATCGTCTGGGGCGAGGCGGCGCGGATGGTGAAGGCGTCGCCATTCCTGCGCAAGGACGTGCAATCGTTCGTCGCCAATCTGCATAGCGAGGCGTCGAACTCGAAGTTCGAGCCGTTGGGCGCGGACGCCGACAGCATGGACGGCCTCAACATGGCCGGCTGCATCATCGACGAGCTGCACGCGCACAAGACTCGCGCCGTCTGGGATGTGTTGGATACGGCGACAGCCTCGCGCCGGCAGCCGATGACGTTTGTGATCACCACGGCCGGCTACGACCGTAATACCGTCTGTTGGGAGCAGCACGATTACGGCATCAAGGTGCTCGAAGGGACGATCGAGGATGACTCGTTTTTCGTGTACATCGCGACGATCGACGAGGAAGACGACTGGACGGACCCGGCGGTCTGGGTGAAGGCGAACCCGAACCTGGGCGTGTCGGTGAAGGTTGAGGACATCGCGCGCAAGGTGGAGCGGGCGAAGCTCGTGCCGGGGCAACAGAACGCCGTGCTGCGGCTGCACCTGAACGTCTGGACGCAGCAGGCGAACCGCTGGATCGACATGGACCTTTGGAACGAGGGCGGGGAAACCTTCGACCCGCAGACGCTGGCGGGCCGGCCGTGCTACGCCGGGCTCGACCTCTCCAGCACGTCGGACATGACGGCGCTCGAGCTGTTCTTCCCCGGCGAGGATGGCGGCGGGCACGTGCTGTCGTACTTCTGGCTGCCGGAGGAGACGGTGCTGTCGCGGACGAAGCACGACCGCATCCCGTACGAGCAGTGGTCGCGCGAGGGCTACATCGAGGTGACCGACGGCAACGTGGTGGACTACGACGTGATCCGCGAGCGCGTCCGCGAGCTGGGGGCGTGGTGCAACATCCGCGAGATCGCGATCGACCGCTGGAACTCGACGCAGCTGCAGACGCAGTTGATGGGCGACGGCTTCGTGGTGGTACCGTTCGGGCAGGGGTTCGCGTCGATGGCGGCGCCGACGAAGGAGATCGAGCGACAACTGCTGGCGCGGACGCTGCGGCACGGCGGCAACCCGGTGCTGACGTGGCACGCCAGCAACGTGGCGGTGGAGCAGGACGCGGCCGGCAACCTGAAGATCTCGAAGGAGAAGAGCAGCGAGAAGGTGGACGGCATGGTGGCGCTGGCGATGGCCGTGGGGCGAGCGATGGTGCGCGACGGCGAGGACGGGCGGTCGGTGTATGAGACGGCTGGAATCACCGTCCTGTGAAGCTGCTGCGCGCCATCGTGGCGCTGGTTGACCTGCGTGACGTGCTGGCGTTGGGGGGCGCGGGCGCGACGGCATATGGGCTGGCGCTGGTGTACGCGCCGGCGGCGTGGATCTTCTGCGGGCTGATCGCGCTGGGCATCGCCCTGGCGCCGGCGCTGGTAGCGCTGAGGAAGGGGGACGAATGAGCGGAATGCTGATGCGGATGCTGGAGCGTCCGCGGGCGGACATGAGTCCGGGCGACCCGCGGGCGTGGTCGAACTGGGTGCCGCGGTCGGTGGCGGGCATCTCGGTCACGGAGGATTCGGCGATGCGGGCGAGCATCGTCGCTGCGTGCGTGCGGATTCTGGCCGAGTCGATCGCCTCGACGCCGCTGCACGTCTACATCGACAAGGGCGCGGGGGAGCGCGAGCGGGCGGTGATCGGCCTGACGGACGTGCTGGAGAAGCGGCCGAACCGCTGGCAGACCAGCTTCGAGTGGCGCGAGATGATGATGGGGCACATGGTGCTCCGGGGCAACGCCTACTCGCGCAAGATCATGACGCCGGGGACGCCGTTCACGGAGGGGCTGATCCCGCTGCACCCTGGCCGCGTCGAGCCGGCGCTGCAGCCGGACGGGACGGTGGTCTACCACGTGCGGCGCGACGATGGCAGCACGTACGACCTCGATCAAGCGGAGATCTTCCACCTGCGCGGGCTATCGTCGGACGGGGTGAAGGGGCTGTCACCGATCGAGATGGCGAAGGACAGCATCGGCCTCGCAATGGCGGCCGAGCAATACGGAGCGCGGTTCTTCGCTCAGGACGCGAGCCCGAAGGGCGTGCTGAAGCATCCGAAGGCGCTGAGCGCGGAGGCGCGCGCGAACCTCAAGGCAAGCTGGAACGAAGCGAACTCGGGGCTGGCGAACGCCCACCGCACCGTCGTGCTCGAGGAAGGGATGGAGTGGTCGCAGGTCGGCATGACCTCGCAGGATGCCCAATTCCTGGAGACACGGAAGTACCAGGTCGCGGACATCGCGCGGCGCTTCGGCATCCCGCTGCCGCTGCTGGGCGAGCATGAGCGCTCGACGACGTGGGGCACGGGCATCGAGCAGTTCATGATCATGTTCGTCACGCACACGCTGCGGCCGTGGGCGGTGCGCTGGGAGCAGGCGATCCAGCGGGACCTGATCGTCTCGGACGCCTTCTACGCCGAGTTCAACCTCGATGGCCTCCTGCGCGCCGACACGGCCACGCGGGTGGCGGCGTACCAGATCGCCGCCGGCGGGAACGCGCCGTGGATGACGCGCAACGAGATCCGGAAGAAGGAGAACATGCGGGCGCTGCCGGGGCTGGACGAGATGCTCTCGCCGCTGAATATGCGCGTGGGGCAGGGCACGGACGCCGGCGCCGGCGCGGGGAAGGCCGCGGCCGCGGCGGAGCTGCTGGCGAGCAACGCGGCGGCGCGCATCGTGCGGAAGGAGTGCACGGCGCTGCGCAAGGCGGCGGTGAAGCACGCCGGCGACGGCGCGGCGTGGGACGCCTGGCTGGGCGAGTTCTACGCGAAACACGCCGGGGAGATCGTGAGGGACCTGCACGTCGACGAGGCGGCGGCGGCGGCGTACTGTCAGGAGCACACGGCGGCGGTCCGCGAGGGCGGGCTGCACGTGGCCGAGGAGAGCGAGCCGGCGTGGGTGACGCAGTTGGCGGCGCTGGCGCTGGGAGAGGAGGTCGCGGCATGAAGACGAGCAACGGCATGAAGACGAGCAACGGCATGGGGGCGTGGCTGAGCGAGACGCCGTGGGCGATCGAGCGGGGGGCGCTGGAGCGCGCGCTGGCGCGGACGCAGGCCGGCGGGGAGCCGGCGCCGGTAGAGGCGGCACGGGGCGGCTCGACGCGCTCTGGGTCGGTGGCGGTGCTGCCGGTCTACGGGCCGATGAGCCAGAAGGGGCCGCAGGACTTCTTCGACTACCTCTTCGGCGGCGGGGCGAGCACCGAGGCGATCGGCGCGCAGTTCCGGGCGCTGGTGGCGGACGAGAGCGTGGGCGCGATCGTGCTGGACATCTGCTCGCCGGGCGGCGAGGTCTACGGCACGCCGGAGCTGGCCGACGTGATCTACAAGGCGCGCGGCACGAAGCCGATCGTCGCCGTGGCGGACAGCTACGCCTTCAGCGCGGCGTACTGGATCGCAACGCAGGCGGACGAGCTGGTGGTGAGCCCGTCGGGGTCGGTGGGCTCGGTGGGCGTCTGGATGATGAACATCGACGCCTCGAAGTTCTACGAGCAAATGGGCCTGAACATCGAGTACATCAGCGCCGGCAAATACAAGACGCTCGGCAACGACGCCGAGGCGCTGTCCGAGGACGGCCGGGCGCTCATGCAGGGGCGGATCGACCAGTACTACGGGCTCTTCGTCGATGCGGTGGCGCGCGGCCGCGGCGTGAAGGCGTCGGAGGTGCGCGGCGGCTTCGGCGAGGGCTACATCGTGGGGGCGAAGGATGCGGTGAAGATGGGAATGGCGGACCGCGTGGGCACGCTCGGGGACACGATCGCGCGGCTGGCGGGGACGAAGGGCGCGGGGGCGCGGGCGGATGCCGCGGGCGACGCGCCGATGGCGGAAGCGACAACCCCTGGCGTCGACTTCGACGCGGAGCGGCGGCGGCGGCGGCTTGACAACGCAATGCGCCGGGCGTAGAGTAGCGACTGATTCCTAGTGGTCGCCATCGCGGAGACTCCGTCGAGTTCCGAGCGGTGGCGGCGACGCAGCAAAGGCGACTCGGTAGAGGCGCGCTTGGCTGCACCGGAGATTGATCCGGTGCGCTGAGCGCGCCCTTTTTGCGTTCCCCGCACCACCACAACGTGGGAGGAACGGAAATGCGAGAACGAATCGCCGCCCTTCGCAAGGAGCGCGCCGCGCTGCACACCGAGGGCATGGGCGCCATCACCGCGGCACAGACCGAGAACCGGGCGCTGACCGACGCCGAGCAGACCCGTGACGACGAGATCAACGCGCGCATCGACGCGATCGACGCGGAGATCGTGCGGCTCGGCCGCTACGCCGAGCGCGAAGAGGGCATGGACGCGCAGCGCAAGCGCGACATCGCCGAGGCGTCGGCCAGCGTGGGCAGGCCGAAGGGCGGGCGCGGCGCCGCGGGCGTCGAAGTGGGCCGCGACCTGGGCGACGCCGACCCGAAGGCCGGCTTCACCAACCTCGCGGAGTTCGCCCTGGCTGTGAAGGCCGCGAACCCGGCCGGGGGCAGCTTCCGCTTCGACGAGCGCCTGAACCGGCTCAACGGCGCGAATGGCGGCGGCGGCCCGATGGCCGCGCCCACCAACTACAACCGCGAGCTGGGCGCCGACGAGGGCTACATGGTGCCGCCGGAGTTCCGTCAGGCGATCTGGGAGATGTACGACGGCATGTCGGACATCATCTCCCGGTTCACCGTCGAACCGACGGAATCAAACTCGGTGGAGCTGATCGTCGATGAATCGACGCCCTGGGGGGCGACGGGCGTGCAGGCGGCCTGGCGCTCTGAAGGCGGGCAGATGACGCCCAGCCGCTTGCAGACCGGGCTCCGTCAGGTGCGGCTGAATGAGCTGTACGCCTTCGTCCTGGCGACGGACGAACTGCTCGCGGACGCGCCGCGGCTCAACGAGCGGCTGACGCGCGGCGCGGCCGAGGCGATCAACTGGAAGGTGTCGGACTCGATCATGTCGGGTGTCGGCGCGGGCCAGCCGCTCGGCTGGATGAACTCGCCGGCGCTGATCAGTGTGACCCGGAGCGGCGCGAACCTGATCGCTGTCGCGGACGTGCTGAACGTGTTCAAGCGCATCCTGCCGCTGAACCTGTCGAAGGCGTTCTGGATCGCCAACATGGACACGATCTCGCAGCTCTACGCGATGACCTCCGGCCAGAACAACGTCTGGTTCCCGCCGCAGGGCGGGTTCGCGGGGGCGCCGGGCGGGTTCCTGATGGGCCTGCCGGTGGTGCTCTCGGAGCACGCCAGCTCGCTGGGCACGAAGGGCGACCTGCAGCTCGTGGATCCGACAGGCATGTACCTGACCCAGAAGAGCGGCGGCATGGGCTTCGCGAGTTCGATCCACCTGTACTTCGACTTCGGCGTGCAGGCGTTCCGTTGGACGCTGCGTTTCGGCGGCGAGCCGTTCCTCAGCGCGGCGGTGACGCCGGCGAAGGGATCGAACACGAAGAGCCACTTCGTGACGTTGGCCACCTAGGACTGATGTGGGGGGAGCGGCCCGCCGCTCCCCCTCCGAAGCAAGAGGAGAACAGACATGAGCAATCCGAACACTCTCCCCAGCAACCGGGCGGTGTCGTACGACAAGATCGCCCCGATTTCGCAGGGCGCCGGCACCGTGACCACGGGCTGGCTCTCGATGCAGACCGTCGACGAGATCCTCGCGGTCATCTCGTGCGGCGTGCTCGGCGCGTCGGCCACAGTCGATGCGAAGTTGCAGCAGGCCACGGACGCCGCTGGCACGGGCGTCAAGGACGTGACCAGCAAGGCGATCACGCAGCTCGTGAAGGCGACCGACGACGGCAAGTCGGCGCAGATCAACTGCCGCTCGGATGAGTTGGACAACAACTTCGCCTTTGTGCGGCTGTCGGTCACGGTCGGCGCCGCGGCGTCGCTGATCGCGGCGGAGGTGCGGGCGTTCGACGCGCGCAACCAGCCGCTGGCGCAGGCCACGTCGATGAAGCAGACCGTCGCGTAGGGCTTCCCTGCCGCCGGGCGCGCTGACTCCGTGAGCATGGATGCTCCGGTCGCGCGTCCGGCGGCGGATGCCGGACCACCAGCAATGCAGACAGGAGTGAGACGATGGCAGACGTGAACGTACCGGACGGGTGGGAGATCAGCGGACGCACCCTCGAAGGCGAGCCGACCGAGATCCGCAACACCGAGACGGGCGAGACGAAGTCCCTCGGCGAGCCCGAGGCGGAGACGCCGGCCGACGGCGAGTAGGCGTGAGCGCGGCGATCGAGGTCAAGCTCGAAGGGCTGGCGCAGTTGCAGAAGCGGCTCGATGAGCTGCCGGGCAAGATCCAGCGCCGCGCCATCCGCAAGCCGCTGCGGGCGACGGCGACGAAGATCGCGCGCAGCGTGAAGGCCGGGACGCCGCGGCGCACGGGCCTTGCCGCCAAGCACGTCAAGACGACCGTGCGCGTCTCTGCGAAAGAGGCGTGGGCGCGGGTGGGCTACAAGGGCGGGCACCAGGGCACGGCCCGGATCATGCGGTTCTACGAGTTCGGCACGAAGCGCAAGGGCGGCGGCATTCGCCAGCCGGCGCGGCCGTTCTTCGCGCGGGCCGTGGGGCACTGGCAGACGGACGCGAAGCAGGCGTTTTCGGACTCGCTGAAGGCGGCTGTGGAGCGCGAGGAAGATGCGTCGGGAGAGTAGATGCTGAATCTGTACGCCGACCCGGCATCGTTCGCCCGGCGCTTCGCCAACGCGTCGGCACTGGACACGGGCGACAGCTCGGAGATCGAGCGCGTGCTGGAGTCGGCGTCGCGGCGCGTGGATGAGTTCTGCAATCGCAAGTTCTTCGCCGAGACGGACACGCGCTACTTCGACGGCAACGCCTGCAACAGCATGCGCCTGCCGGACCTGATCGCCGCGACGAGCATCAAGCTCGATGAGGATGTGAACGGCGTCTACGAGCTGACGCTCGCGGCGACGGACTACTGGCTGCGGCGGGCGGGGTACGTCGACGTCGACTCGACGCCGAAGACGGAGATCCGGCTGAACATCTTCCGCGGGCAGTCGGCGTACTTCATCCCGACGCCGCGGCTGGTGGAGATCGTCGGCCGCTGGGGCTACACGGAGGCGGTGGATCGCATCGCGCCGGTGGCGACGATCGCGGACGCAACGACCACGGTGATGACGACGGCCGCAGATGGCGACCTGAGCATCGGGCAGACGCTGCTGATCGAGGCGGAGCAGGTGTACGTCGCGGCGGGCACCGGGCCGACCTGGACGGTGAAGCGCGGCGTGAACGGGACCACGGCCGCGGCGCATGCGTCGATGCCGATCGACCGCTTCGCGTGGGTGCCGGAGGTGCGGGAGGCGACGCTGATCCTCGCGGGCAGGATGTGGAAGCGGCGCGAGACGGCGTACGCGAACACGATCGCCAACCCGGTGGTGGGGTCGTTTGAGGTGTTCCGCAGGGTCGATCCCGACGTGGCTGAGCTGCTGGGGCCGCTCGTGCGCGCGGACTGGGGGCTCTGATGGCGAATGAACTGCAAGACGTGTTCGACGCCATCGTGACGATCCAGAAGACGATCCCGACGCCGACGGGCGAGCACCCGATCAAGGAGATCTATGACGAGCCGCCGGCGCAGTTCATGACGTGGCCATGCTTCCTGAATATCGAATCGCAGAGTGAGGTGGAGCGGCCTTCGAGCGGATTCAGGCGGACGGCGCACACGATCGATATGCACCTGCTGTTCGGCGCCGCTGACCAGAAGTACTCGGTGCGGTCGCGCCGGCGATGGGTGCGGGTCGTGCTGGACACGTTCGACGGGAAGCTGAAGCTAGGTAGCACGATCAACGGCCATGCGCATCTGACGCGCGTGGAGTACGCGCCGGTGGATCTCAACGGGACGGAATATATCGCGGCGACGTTCGTGCTGCGGGCAGTGATCGAAGAGACGCTGGCGTTCGCGCCGTAGGGAGGAACACATGGCAATCAAGTTTCGATTCACCGGCGAAGAGGGCAGCTTTCTGCCCGGCATCCCGGCGCGCGACCTCAGCGATGAGGACCTGGCGGAGCTGAGCGCCGAGCAGCGTGGCGGACTGGACCAGCACATGAGGCTCGATCAGGGCCGCATCTACGAGGCGACGCCGGTGGCGGCGACGAAGCCTGCGCGGCAGGCCGAAGAGGAGGTGTAGGCGATGCCCACAGGAGTCCGTGATCTCGGTATTTACGAAATCGGCAAGGAGACCACGAAGGGCACGGCCGTCGCCGGCACGACGCGGCTGGTCGCCGACGTGATGGTCAAGCCGGAGGAGAAGACATACCAGCCGCAGCCGCAGATCGGCATCATGCTCGACAACCCGACCTCGGATATGGTCGTCTCGCGCATGGCGAAGATCAACTGGAAGGGCGACCTGACGTACGAGCAGATCCTGCATCTGCTCTCCATGAGCGTCGACGGCGCGCAGACCGGCACCGGCGCCGGTGCCGACAAGACGTGGACGTTCGCCTCGCTCTACACGGCGGACCCCATCCTGGACAGCTTTACGCTCCGCAAGCGCGTGACCGATGGCACGACCACGTGGGATGAAGTGCTGGCGTACGTGCTGTGCGAGTCCTTCAAGCTCTCCGGCGCGATCGGCGAGGCGGTGAAATTCGACGCGACGCTGTTTTCTCGGCCGCTGGACACGTCGCTGGTGCTGTCCGGTGCGGCCGTACCGGCGGTCAACTTCGTCTCGTCTGCCGACACAAAGGTATTCATCGACGACACCTTCGCCGGACTCGGCACGACGCAGCTGCTGGGCGACATCATCGGCTGGGAGTTCAACCTCGAAGCGCAGTACCAGGCAAAGATGTTCCAGGACGGGCGCGCCGACCGGAGCTTCTCCAGCCACGGGCTGAAGCGGCAGAAGTACTCGGCGACGTTGCAGTGCGAGTACAACGCGCCGACGCACGCGGAACGCTCCAAGGCAGCGCTCCGCACCGTTCGCTACGTCCGCATCGTGAATACCGGCGCGGTGCTCGGCGCCTCGAACTACCAGATACAGATCGACTTCGCGGCGCGGCACGCCACGGCGATGCCGGACGCGGACGGCGAGCGGGACGGCAACGACACGATCACGCTGCCGCTGATCTCGGCGTTCGACACGACGAACCTGATCGGGTGCAAGTTCACGATCGTCAATGCGCTGGCGGCGCTGCCGTGATGCAGACGCTGTACTGCCCGATGTGCCGGCAGCCGCTGCTGACGCTCGCGCTGAGGAGCGGCGACGGCGCGCTGGAGACGCGGTGCCAGAACCGGCACTGCACGGGGCGGCCGCTGGTGCGGTTCGAGGTCGCGGACGGCGTGGCTGTGGTGCGCTCGCTTGACAGGGCGCCGGCAACGGTAGTAGGTTGATTGCAGAGGTCGCCTTCCGAGTGACCCGCTTTCCGAGAGATCGGTCGCGGGTCACTTTTCTTTTTCTACGGAGGCGGCGATGACAACCCCATCCTTCCTGGTAGACGGCAGCGAGACGCATCGCATCGAGTTCGGCGAAAGCAGCGAGTGGATTGACATCCGCCGCTCCGTGACGGGCGTTCAGGGCGCGCGGTGGGTCACCGCTTCGATTCAGAACAAGGTGAAGATCACCGGCCGCGGCAAGACCACCGTGCGCACCAGCGAGCAGACCCAGGACCACGCCGCGTTCATGATCGCGAAGCTCAGCGACATCGTCGTCGACACGAGCGCCGGCAAGGTCGACGTGTCGCAGCTCTCCGACCTCGCGGTGACACGCATCTTCGAGGAGTTCGACAAGCTCAACCCGACGGACGCCAGCGAGGACGAAACGCTGGGGGAATCCGAGTCGCCCTCCTCGCCCACTACGGCGTAGGCAAGGGCGACATACCAGACGAAGCGGCCTTTCTCTACGAGATCCGGGGGATGAAGGAATGGGGCCTTGTCAGCAACTACCGCGAGTACCTGGAGTTGCCGGAGCCGGTGCGCGTGATCTGGCGGCTGGCGGCCAGCGCCGAGGCGACGTGGCGGCCCGAGGGCGGCTAGGGGGCGTTCGTCACGCGCGGCGGTTTGTCGATGTGGCTCACTGCCATCGCCAGGGCGACTACCCAGCCGACCATCGTCCAGCCGAGGAAGAGATTCACGACATAGATCGACATCGACTGCGGATGCCGACGCACTCCGGCAACCACCGTCGGCGCGATGTAGAGGATCGCGAAGATGGTTAGCTCGAAGATGGCAAATCCGTCGGGCATCGCTAACCTCTCAGCGCTTCGCGTACGTGACGATCAGAATCGGGCGCGGTGTCGGACGACAATCGTACCACAGCGAGTCAACCCCGATGTCAAGTTCGCGGAGGTCGCCTGATGTCCGATGCGACTCTCAGCGTCATCCTCAAGTTCAAAGACGAGGCATCTTCGGCCATCAAAGAGGCGGGCAAGTCAGCGGACGGGCTCGGCGGCAAGCTCAAGGGGCTCGCCGTGGCGGCGGCCGGCGCCGCCGCTGCCTACGCCTCGATGCGCACGATCGAGAGCGCCGTCAGCGCGACCCAGGAGTTGGGCGAGAGCGTCCGCAAGCTCTCGATGCAGACGGGGCTGAGCGCCGAGCAATCCTCGCACATGATCTTCGCGCTGCACTCCGTCGGGCTCAGCGCCGGTGACGCCGAGAAGGGGCTCGGCATCATGGCGAAGGGGCTACTCGGCATCGTCGATGCTGAGACGGGGAGTATCAGCGGCGGCAAGAAGACTGCCGACGTGTTGCAGGAACTGGGGATCAAGGCGTTCGACGCGACGGGGCATATCAGGTCGCTCGACAGCCTGATCCCGGAAGTATCCGACCACTTCCGCGAGATGGCCGACGGTTCCGAGAAGACCGCGATCGCGATGCAGCTCTTCGGGCGCTCCGGCAAGGAGATGATCCCGTTCCTCGAACTGGGCTCGGCGGAAATGAAGCGCATGGCGGACGAAGCCGACAAGCTCGGCGTCACGCTGTCTGGGGAGAACGTCGCGCAGATCCACCAGTACACGCTCGCGCAGCGCGAGATGGAACAGGCCATTGAAGGCGTGAAGGTGAAGATCGGCATGGCGCTGATCCCCGCGCTCACCGAGGGCGCGCTGGGCATGGTGCACTTCATCGAGCGGAACCACGAGGCGATCGAGAACTTCACCAGCGGCATCCCCGGCGCGATCGAGGTCTCTATTCGATCGGTAGGAACGCTCAGTGAGGGCATCGGAGCTGCTATCGAGCCGATGGGCAAGCTCATCGGGTTGAGTAAGGATCTCACCTTCGCAGTCGCGGCGCTCGGCCTGACGATCGCGATCGTATTTCCGGAGCGCGGACTATTCATTGCGGCTGTTGCCGGAATCATGGCCGTGCATGAGACGTTCGCAATTCTCGATAGCGATGTCCAGAACGCGAGTGATAGCGCGCTGACGTTTGAGACCGCGTGGTTACGCGCGATCGATTCAATCCTGGATCATCTCCAGCCGCTTGCGCGTGCACTGGACGACATCTTTACGCTGGGTCTGAATGAGATAACAGGTAAGTCGGGCATCGCGACGACTCAAATTGAGGACGCACAGAAGGCACTGCAACAGAAGATGCAGGAGATCGCCGGCGAGCGCATCGACCGGAAGACCCTCCCGCTCGAATTGCAGTCACTCCTTGCGCAGCGCCCGGAACTCATGGGCGACTTCCAGCGCTGGATGGACGCGGCCGCAGCGGGGCCTAGCCCGCGTGGTACGCGCGAGCTGCCCGGCATCGGCGGCTCCTCCGGCGGTGGCGCGGCCGGCGGCCTGTCGGCCGCAGAGAAGGCGGCGCAGCAGGGGCTGATCGACATGGCGCTGGCGTTCGCGGACTTCCACGCCGCGACGGGCCTCGGCGAGCAGGACTTCATGGCGCTGATCAAGATGAGCGAGGATCGCGCCGACATGGACAAGCGCGCGGCCCAGGCGGGGATTGATCTGAAGGTGGCGCAGCTCGAGGCGGCGGATGGCGGCTTCCAGCTGCGCGCCACTTATGTGGCGTTGGCAGAGCAGGCGGTGCGCTCTGGTGAGACGATCGAGCAGGCGACGGCGCACATGTTCCAGGGGATTCTCGACAAGACGCAATCGACGCTCGACGGCATTCTCAACGCGCCGACGCGCGAGGGCACACAGTTGCAACTCGCCATCGACAAACTCCGCCTGCAGCGCGACCTGCTCGGGCGCGCCGGCGGCAGCGATGACCCTCGCGCGAAGGCGCTCGATGCGCAGATCGCCGCGATCGAGCAGGAGCAGAAGATCCGCCAGGACTCGCTCGCCATCGCCAAGGACCAGGCGGCGCTCGCGAGCGGGATGATCCAGACGGACATGCAGCAGATGAACGCGGCACGCTACGTCACCGACGCGCTTATCTCTCTCGGCGCGACGGTGCAGCGGCTGGACTCCGTGTTTGGCATGGCGGCGCCGATGGACCAGCGCACGTCATGGATCGCGGCGTACAACGCCTATCACCCGAACGCGATGATGTCGTACGCGAGCGGCACGGACTACGTGCCGTACACCGGCCCGGCGATGTTGCATCGCGGTGAGCAGGTGATCCCCGCTGGCCGGAGCGGCGGTGGCGCTACATACGTCACGTTCGAGACGCACGTCACGGCGGACGCCGGCATCGGCGAGGAACAGATGCGGCGCCTCGCAATGGTGATCCGGGAGGAGCAGCAGGCGCACCTGACGTTCGCGCGATCGGCCGGCACGCTGCCGCCGCTGGGGGCGTTCAGTGGCTAGCTGGATCTTCGGAAGCTACACGGTGCCCGACGCCGATGCGCCGCTGGCAGACAGCGTGATACCGGAAGCGCAGGAGGACAACTACGCGAAGGAAACGCCCGTGGGCGCAACGGGCACCGCGTCGACCGTTGCGCAGCTCGTGAGCGCGCCGTCGATCCAGGCGACGCTGAGCGGCTGGGGCAGCGCGGCGACGAAGACGGCGATCCTCGCGCTGAACCGGACGACGTTCACGATCAAGACACCATTCGACACGACGGGCAGGAGTTGGCTGCAGACGCGGTCGCGCTTCGTGCGCTGGACCTCGCAGAACCCGTCTGCGGTGGCGGGCACGGATGAGCGCTTCTGGTACACGATGGAGCTATTGGGCCGATGACCCTCGCGACGCGCGTCTACGAAACCTCGCAGGTCCCGACGTTCGACGTCTTCATCAACGGCGTCCGCCAGGTGGGCAACATCGTTTCGATGCGCTCGGGCGCGATGAGTTTCGATTCGCCCGTGCCGACAGTCGACATAGAGTTCACGACGCTGCCGGCGTTCATCCGGCGCGGGATGCCGGTGACGATCGATTTTGGCTACAGCGGCGAGCAGGCGCGGCTATTCACCGGCGGCGTGTTGTCGTTGCCTGGCGAGGACCCGGAGTTCTTCCGCTCGCAATGCTTCTACCGCGGGGCGACGGATGCGACGGGCGCGCAGATCGCCGCGACGGCGAGCCTGATCGGCGGGCCATCGGTGTGGCCACCGATCCCCTCAGGGCAATACATCGACTTCGCCCAGGACAATCATCTCGTCTGGGATACCGCGACCGCCGGTGCCGAGGCGGCGCGGTTGCTGACGCTCCAGGCGCGCATTCCACGCCGACCTGCCGGGAAACTATTGAGCGCGACGATCCACTGCGTTGGCGACCTCTACGGGGCGTTCAGAAGCTACCGGATCCCCGCGCAGGACTTCAGCGGGCAGACGATCAAGACGGCGATCGGCGCCGTGCTGACGGCCGCCGGTATCGCCGCATACAACACTGCGGGCGTGCCGGCATACACGCTGGCGTCGAGCGGCGCGATCCTCGAGCGGATGCCGGGCGCGCAGAAGCTCGCGAAGCTGATGATCATGGGCTGCCATGTGCAGCAGCTCAAGAGCGGGCTGGTGCTGGTGCAGGTGACGAAATTCCAGCCGGCGCCGGTGGCGAACTACACATACAGCAACACCACGCAGGCGTTCGCCCGCATCATGGACACGACGGGCGAGATGCGCGTGCCGCTGAACCCGCTGCTGGAGATCGGTCAGACGGGGCAGATCGACATCGACTATCTCGCGGTGAACGGCCGGTACTTCCTGTTCGGCCACCGCTGGGAGATCGGCAAGTCCGGCTGTTGGAGCTACCTCGACCAGCGCGGCGGCGATGAGTTCGGCGGCACGGTGAACATCAACCCGATTGCCGACTTCACCTACTCGGTGGAGATCGAGCCGATTGGGGATCGGCTGTGGGCGATCGTCAGCTTCGACGCATCGATTTCGTTCGATCCTGACGGCACGATCGCTTCGTACGCATGGTCAGACGACCAGGTGAGCACGCCGGAGATCGCCACGATCACCACATCGCACCCCACGGTGCGCTACGACATCACGGCAATGACGACCGTAAACGTCACGGTCACGGTGACGGACAACAGCGGCCTCACCGGCGCCGTGACCAAGGCGGTGGCGCTGACGGCCGCGTCGACGGCGGTGAAGCTTCCGGCGGTTGGTCTTGCAGCCGGCACGAATTCCGCCGTCTCGCCGGATGGCGGGCAGACGTGGAACACGACCGCGGCGGGGACGGTTAACTGCATCGCGATGCGGCCCGCCGATGGCGTGAACTTCGGGCACGTCATCAAGGGCTTTGCGGACGGCCACATCGAGCGCTCGACGGATTCGGGCAAGACCTGGGCGTCGGTGCTCGCGGCTGTGGGGTCGGCGTTTAACTACCTGGCTTGGGACTGGCGTAACGGCAACGTGACGTGGGGACTCACGGCCGACATGCGACTGTACATCTCGGTCGATGCCGGGATCACGTGGGTCGTGTATGACGCGCTGCGCACGAGGCTAAGCCTCGCCGGCGCCATCGGCGGCCGGCGGGCGATCGGACTGCCCGCGGCGGGCGGGGTATATGTTGGCGGCGGCGACGGCGCCGGGCACCCGCTGATCGCCTTCGATCCGGTGGTGGGCTCGCATGGCTGGGTGCAGGTGGCGCTCACCGGCGACATTGCCACGGACACCGCGACGCCGGCGGACGCCACGATGCGGATCGTTGACTACACCGCGCCGGGCAATGGCGTTGAGGTGATGATCCTCGAATGGGCCAGCGGCGGCGGCGGCTCGCTGGTCGCGATCTACTCGACGACCTCGCCGCCCGGCGCCACAAAGGCCTTCACGCGAGCGACGGGGTTGACGGCGGGACTGAAGACGGGGCGCTGCGTCGTCGGCGATGCGGCGGTCGCCGGGACCACGTTCCACGCCATGTTCAATGACCGCGACGTCTGGAGCAGCACCGATGGCAGCGCCTGGTCGAAGACCGCCAACGTGCTGCCGGTCGGATTCGCATTCAATGACGCGATCTTCCTCTCCGACGTGCTGACCGGGCTGCCGGTCTTCCAGGGCGTCTACATGACGGCCAGTGAGGACAGTACAGGCACGGGGCTCGTGTCGAAGAGCACCGACGGGCTGCTGACGCTCAACGCCGTCTACCCGGCGACGGGCTTCCCGGCGTGGGTGGCCGGCGCGAAGGCGAAGATGCTGAGCATCGGCGCGCCCGGCGCGAGCGTCGCGGGCTCCGGGCAGCTTGCGATCATCAATGCCAACGCGCGCATCGACACGTACACCGCGGGGCACTGGTCGACGCAGAAAGTCTCGTCATCACTGTCCGCCGGCAAGTTGCTGCACGTCGGCTCTCACTGGTTCTTCGTCGTGAATCGCGGCAATGCGGGCGAGGCGTATCACTCGGCGGACGGGATCACGTTCACGAAGACGCTGGCGAAGACGACATCCGGAGGGTTGGACTCCGGCGTGTGCGACATCGATGTGGGCCCCGACGGGACGATCTGGGCGGTCTACTCCGACCCCACTGGGTCGGCGAGCGGCCAAAACGCCTTCACTCCACTCCTCATCAAGAAGTGCGTTGCACCATACACCTCGTGGACTACGGCCTATACCGACCCCGGCTGGTCGACGAACTTCAACACACGCGGCTATACCATCGCTGCGCACCAACAAGACCCGACGAAGATCACGGCGATTTGCGGTGGGGCAGGGGCGGAGCCCGATTCGATCTACACGGTGGATGGTGGCGCGAACTGGACCGTCAACACGTCCAACGGCCCGAGCCGATCGAACGGCGTGGTGGCGGACACATGCCGTTATGGAGCGAGTGGGCGGCTCTTCTATCTCAAGGCGACGTCCACTTGGACCTTGGAATACACCGACGATGACGGGCATGGAGCAGCATGGACAACCCCATCGTTCTCTCCGGCGATTGCCGCCGGCAGCGGGCGCGAGTTGTGGTGGTGGCAATCGACAGGATTCAACGGCGGGCTGATCCTTGCGGACCAGACCAGTAAGGTCTGCATCTACAAGACGATCGACAACGGCCTCAACTGGACGCGGGTGATCGATGGCTCAGACGCGGTGCTGAACTATCAAGGAGGTGCTATCACCTACGACCCGGCGACCGACACGGCTTACGTTGCGAAGCTGGGGGCCACAGAGAAGATCGGCAAGATTGCCGGGATGATCAGCGGCGCGGCCGTAACCTCTGACGTCACGGGCGATTACGTGACGGGTGCCAGCCTCAATGGCTGGTGTCTGGCGATGCCGCGATGAGCATGTTTCGACCCGCACCGCACCAGCAGAACGACGTGGCCGAGTGGGTGCGCTCGATCGACGCGCAGCTGCGGAAGTTCTTCCAAGGCGGAAAGTTCAACTTCGCGTTCGGCTCGGCCGTAGGGCAACTCACGCGATCCGGTCAGGCTACGGTCGGCACGGGTACGACATCGGTCGTAGTGACGCACGGGCTGGGTGCGACGCCGACGCTGCAGCAGATCCACATCACCCTCGGCAACAGCCCGACGAACGCGATCGGCGCGCCCTGGGTGAGCACGATCACAAGCACCCAGTTCACGATCAACTGCGCGAACCCCGGAGCCTCCGGCGCGTTTTTTGGGTGGATGGTGGTGCCGATATGAGGGCGTCGGTGCGCGCGAGCCCCACGGGTGACCTGTTGCGCGAGCTGCGCGACATCAGCGAGCGGATCAGCCGCGCGACGCGGCAGTAGGAGGGGGAGCCTATGTGATGCGAGACGAGCCAACGAAGGCGGCACGATAGCAGAGAGAGGAACGGAATATGTCCCAGGGACGCAGGTACTCGGGCTCCAGCGCATTCACGAACACGGCGAGCGCGACGGCGCCGATGCTCAACATCGTCGGTGCGGCGACCATCCGCACGAAGATCTACGAGTTCGACTTGGGCAGCGACGCCACGCCGGCGGACACGGCGGCGCGGTTCAGCTGGCAGCGCACCACGGCCAACTTCGGCACGCCGGCGGCGGTGACGCCGCGCGCGCTCGACCCCGGCGACCCGGCGTCGCTGTCGCTGTACAGCTCGCCCGGTGGCACGGCGCCGACGATCACGGCGGCCAGCGACCTCTACCAGGTCGCAATGAACGGCCGTGCCAACTTCCGGTGGGTGGCGGCGCCGGACTCGGAGTTTGTCATCCCGGCGACGGCGGCGAACGGTCTCTGCCTGACCTCGGTCACGGCGGCGGTCGCGGCGCAGCAGTACATCGCGACGGTGCTCTGGGTCGAGTAGGAGAGGACGCACATGGCTGACAAGATCGGCGGAGCGGTCATCATCGACGGCGTACAGGTAGCCGAGACGATGCAGTGTATGCACTGCGGCAATCACTGGACGCGCGTGCCCGGCAGCTGCCGGGTGCGCGGGTTCTGCCGCAACTGCATGGGCGTGCTGTGCGGGGCGGAGCCATGCGTGGCGGAGTGCCGGCCGTTCGAGGAGTGGCTGGAGTCGGTAGAGAGACAGGGTTAGCGCATGGCATCAGCGACGCCGGTCTGGACAGACAATATCACCCTGCTGGGGCGCACGACGCTGGCCCGCGGGATCACGGCGAACACCTCGACGTTCGACTTGCGGGGGAAGTGGGGCGCCAACGTCTTCATCCGCATCGGCAGGGGCGGCACGGCCGCGCTCTCGTCCGGTGTCGTCGTCAACATCCGCCGCACGATCAACGGCGGCGCGATCCTCCAGGTCGGCGGCAGCCTGCCATCACTCGTCTCGCAGACGGCGGCTGCGGTGTCGCAGGTGTGCGCGGCGGCGGGCAACAACGCAGGTGTGACGACGCTGACGCTGAACGCCGCGCAGACGTATGCGGCGGGCGACATCGTGTTCATCGACGGCAGCGCGGGCTCGGGCAACAGCGAGTGGTGCCGCGTGGCCGTGCCGCTGGCTGCGGGTACGGCGCTGATCCTCGATGCGCCGACCAAGTTCGCGCACAACAACATCCTCGACGCCGTGCGGAACAAGGCCGACGTGTTCCCCCCGATCTGGGTGGAAGGCGGCGCGGTGGTAGAGCTTTCGTTCGACCACGGTGCCGACACGACCGGCGACGCGGTGACCATCGAGGCGTTCGCGCAGACAATGGATTCGGTGCTGATCAGCTAGGAGATACGTCATGACCCTGCAAGCCAATGCCGTGATGACGTTCACCGGCTTCGACATCGTCCCCGCAGATCCGACCGCTACGCCAGCTGTGCCAGTCACCGTCAACCTGACCTTCGTGTGCGGCTCACCGGGGCCGAACATGCCCGCCGTCTACGTCGTCTCATTTACCGACGCCGAACTGGCGACGATCACCACGCTGGCGCAGTTCAGGACGCAGGTGATAGCGAAGCTCTCCGCGCAGTTCCACCCGCCGCTGAGCGCGGCGATTGTGACGCAGTTGACGGGCCTGATCGGCCAGACGGTGACGGTGTAGATGCCGAACATACTGCTCCACCGGCCTCAGCGGAAGCCGCCAGCTGGCAGCGTGCTGGACTTCGGCCACCCGCTGGCGACAGGGATCGTCGGCGCGTGGTTGTTCAACGAGGGGTCGGGGTTGCAGTTGAACTCGGCGCATCCGCAATCACTGCCGGGTGCGCTGACAAACGCTCCGCAGTGGCGCGGTGTGCCGAATGGCGACAGCGGGATCGATTTCGTTTCGGCGAGTGATCAGTACGTCGACCTCGGCAACCCGGTGGCGTTGCAGATCGTCAACGACATCACCATCGTCACCTCTTATTGTCTGACGACTGCTGCTGCGGATGGGCAGTTGGTGGCCAAAGACAGCAACACGGGGGGGCGCGCCTACACGCTGGACTTTCGTGTGGGGGTGGTACCAAACGGCAACCGTTTCTACATCAATGGCGGCGGCGGGGCAGATATCGTCTCGGACAGCGTGATCCCGGTGGCAGGTGAATCCCACGTGATCGCCGGTTCCTATCGCAAGGGGACCAAGCGACTCGCGCTCTACGTGGACGGGAATTTAAAGGCTTCAGGCACGGCGGCCACTTCCGGTATTCCAACTGCTACCGCCAATGCGATGTTCGCCCGACGGCAATTCAGCGGTTCAACGAACCCGCTCAACGGAGGGCTTCGTTACGTCTACATCTGGAATGTGGAGCGGAGCCCCAACGACATCGCCTGGCTCTACGAGGAGCCCTACGCGATGTTCCGGGGGCCGGAGGTGATGCGCCGGTACTGGGTGCTGGGGGCGCTGCCGTTGTTGGACGCGCCCTCGCTGACGCCGTATGCGCCGCGTGCGGTTGAGCGCATCGAGGTGGTGCCCTATTGACGCGGCAGTTCCAGTATCCGAGCGTAGCCCAGCCCGTATTGGTGCCGGGGTCGCTGACGCGCGCACAAGCATCGGTGCTGGTGCCGACGAGCGAGCCGGTGCTTCTGCGGCCGCTGCGAGCGCAGCAGCCGCCGAGCGTAGCCCAGCCCGTATTGGTGCCGGGGTCGCTGACGCGCGCACAAGCATCGGTGCTGGTGCCGACGAGCGAGCCGGTGCTT